AAACGGACGTTATGTTCGGGCTTGCGACTCGATATGCAATGCGAGCCCACGCGCACGGCTTTCCAATGCGAATGCGGCGGTACTTTGGATTAGTTTCGCTCGGGTGATACTGGCCAATCAGCGTCATGTCATTGCTGCGACCGTAGTCGAATGCATACAAGCTAATGTAGCCGACGCTCTCAGGCTTCTCGATGTGGCTGATTGTTTTAATCAGTGTTGGGCTCAATATTGAGTCACCAAAAAACGTACTGGTGATTGTTTTTCCAATGTTAACAAAGCTGATTCGACCAGCCGTGCTGGACAGGTTTAACGCCTGCGCTCTTGTTGTGTACAACTCAAAGGTACTGCCAGTTATGTCACGGACGTAGTAATAGTACTGAGTTGATGACGTTGATTCTTGAAGTCCAATTGGAAGTGTATCTCCGTCTGCGTTGCGTACCTGAATTGCAGTTCCAGTGTCCCAAGTTAGCTGATCTGCAATAATTGTGGTGGATTGTTTTGGAGTAAATGTCCTCGAAATCACCATCTGCATCAACCCTACCGCAAGCGTTGGAATGCTTCCGTTAACAAATAAAATCGGAGTTCCGTCCGTTGTTGTAAGACTAAATTTATCTCCAGCAAGTACGAGCTTGTAGTCTGTGCCGGAAACCAATGGAAACGGTAAAGATCCACTTGCCGTAAAGCGAACAAGCATTCCGTTTGTCAGGTAGTCTACAGTGTCTGGGTAAATGTAATTATTGTACGCTTTTGCGTAAGCAGTCCGGCGTATTGCATAATATGCCTGTCCAGTTCCAAGATTAACTACTGATATTTTTGTGCCACCACCAGCGGTAGTAATTGCGTTCAACCAAAGTTCCGCTGTGTTTTCTGAGATCTTGTTTATGTAAATGTTTGAAGTTGTATCCGTAACAACAGGGCTCGTTATGGGAAGAATATAATCAGTTCCTAAAAACACTTTCTGACCGCTTGTTATACCGCTAAAGTTTCCATTCCAGTATCCGGTAAATCCAGTTCCGAAAGTTCTAGAAAGAACCAAATACAAGTTTCCGCTTCCAGATGAAGTGATGTTAACATCAGAAAAATCCAAATTCTTTAATGTAAACGAACTTCCAGAGGATGGGTTTTCTGCTCGGTACGTTGCGCCTTGAACAAGCGGTGAAGGAAGTGTTCCGGTAGATGCAAACTGCACAAATACACCTGTAGAAGGAATCACTGTAACGGTAGGCGCAGACGTGTATCCAGTTCCAGCCGTGATTGGAGTGATGCCAGTTACAACTCGGGTATATGTAAAAGAAAATGTAGCCGCAGTAGTTGGAGTTGGGATGATTGTGATGACTGGATTTGAATATCCAGATCCTGCTGATGTGATTGTAATGGACTGAAGAACACCACCAGATGTCACTCCAGTTGCAGTAGCTCCCGTTCCTGTGCCGCCACCACTATCTGCAATGGAAACGCTAATTGTTGCCGCAAACCCTGATCCTCCAGTAAGCACCGAAACAGCGCCAATACCACGAGTGTTCGTGACAGTAACAGCAGTTGCTCCAGATCCACCACCTCCAGTAATGAACACTGCTGGGTCAGCGTTGTATCCAGAACCACCAGCAAGAACGGTGTAATTATTGAGGAAAGATGTTGTGATTCCAACTTCTCCAGTTGCCCCTGTTCCACCTGTGATTGATACGCGAGGCGGATACAGATATCCAGACCCAGAACTAACAATAGTAAGCGCAGAAACACCGCCTGTTCCACTGTTTACGTTAACGTCAAGCCGTCCACCGCTCCCTCGTGGAAGAATTGTGAATGATGAAATGTAGTAACTTGTAGTGCTTCCAGAAACCAAAGACAGCACCGGAGAAGCAATTGCGCTTACGCCTCCAGCATTTAGGCCACCTGAAATTAAAACAGTTGGTGGATTTAATGGAGAATAACCAGCGCCTGCACGGGTGTTTGGCTGGCCACTCACCAATGGAATTACAATGCTTGCGATGTATTTTTTCCCTGTAGCAGCATCTGTCGCCAGCGTAATATCAGACGCAATTACAGTTGCTGGATTTGTTGGGTTTCCGCCAACAATAGTTACTGTTGGAGCTGTGGAGTAATCATATCCACCAGCGTCATTAAGTGTGGCGGCTGCTGTAGATGCACTGTATGTAGACCCTGCCGAAACAACGGTTGCGCTGGTAATGATACCAGATGGAAATGCTTGTACTGAAGCGCCACTTCCAGAAGCAGTTGAAAGATTAAAATTGCTAACTGAAATGTTGTTTTGCGTTCCGCCGGATGCAGTCGCATCAAGAAGTTTTGCAACTGAGTTTTGTCCGCTTCCTGTTGTGATGAAATTGATAGGATTTAACCCTGCAACTGCATCGCTGTAGTTGAGGTGTAGCGTAATTGCATTCGGGTCTCCTGTTACTTGTCCGACGTAGTAATTCTGGCCAGCAATGATTGGCTGCGGCAACGTGCCACCATTGGTGTAGCACTGAACTACATCTCCAGCAGAAAAGTTTGGTGAAAGCGTGAATGTCAGCTTTGTTTGTGGCTCGATTGGCTTCCGAAAATTAACTGCAAATTGACCACTGTTCCCAGACAACAACACAGGATTTGTGTTGTTTGTTGCGTCTGCAATTGACTCGTAGACCTGATATATCTTGTCTTCAACGCGCTGCGTAAAGTAGGTGAGCTTTTCGGCAAGCGGAGTAGGCAATACCTTTGCGCCTAAAGTAAATGAGAATGTAGCAACTGTAGCGCCTGTTCCGGTTGGCGCAGGCAACACTGTGATGTAGGGATCTATGTAATTAGACCCGTTTGTTATCATTGTGACTGCCGTGATTTTCCCAGAAGAAATAGTCAAACTGCAAGTGGCTCCAGATCCGCCTCCACCAGCGTCTGTAATTGTGGCAGTGGCATTTGATGCATACCCAAGACCTTGGTTAATAACGGAAATTGCAAGAATATTAGACGTACCATTGAAAGTGATCTCGTTTGGAGAATCGAGCGCCATTGGAGGCTCAAGATTGGTTTCAAGAACCGTAAACAGATTTGCATTGCGAGTATCCACTAAGTTGACTGAAGTGGTATTTGCAATGCTGTCGAAGTTAAGGGCGTTGATGTCGTTCTGGGCGTCTAACGGAGACTCATGCAGGTTGACTGTATTATCGTCAATTTTGCCGACGTAATAGGTGGTGCCAGCAGTCAACGGCGAAGGAACCGTTCCGACGTTTGCGTTCAACACTACAGGCTGCCCAGACAGGAATTGATGAATTGATGCGCTGATCAAATCAGACAACGGCGATACCTTTAGCGATCGTGTCTCGATCGTGGCCCCGTCTGGAGCAATGGTTCCGTAAGGGAAGTCTTTTTGAGCGTGAACCGGAACAAGCAAGCCATCCACAAGCGTGCCATCTTCAAGCTGCGTCCGAAGCTCGCGATTGTTTGAGTCGGTGCCGATCACCCGCAAGCGCAATCCAGCGTCCGTCTCATGCTCAGAAATTGCTACTAACTCAGACGGCTGTGTAATCTCCATCTGAGTCGCCACCATGCCTCGATCGTCCCAAGCCCACTGCACATTGTTGTACATGCCCCCTTTGTTGACATGGTACTGGAACAGGCGGTTTCTAAAATAGGTTGGAGAACCGTCCACGTTGACCGCCAGAGGTACTTCTACGTTCCTCGGCAGCGTAACGGTTACTCCATCCCATCCGGTGCAAACATCGACTTCGGAAATCGCATGAAAATGGTGTCCTGACTCCATGAGAGTCTGCACCGCTTGCGTCAGCTTGCGATAAACCTTAGCGAAGTCGGTAGTCGCTAGGACTTCCGACGCCTCTTCAATGATTTGCGAGACGAACATGTCTTTAGGCTACTACATCGAGCCTTCTTTTGCGAGTTCCTTTAGGAATTCTTCGTCAGCCATTTCTCCCATTGGGGCTTCTCCACCCATTGGAGCGCCAGCAGGGCCGCCAGCGGGGCTTTCGGCCATTCCTGACTTCTGCATCTCAACAGAGGCTTGAAGGTCTTGTACTCCGGCGGCAAGTTCCATGACGAGCGATGCCATCATGTCAAATGCTGCCTTTGGCATTTGGATCATAACGGAGTCAGAGGCTCCGGTTGGCGGCATTGCGTCTCCTGCGGGTGGCATTGGTGGTTGTGTGGCCATATTAGTCTTCTTCTTCTTCTTCGGTTTCGTTGGACGCCTCTTCTAATCCTTCTTCGATGGCGTCTTCATCGGAGGTAGCCTCGTTTTCCATTTCGTCAGCCTTTTCAGGCTCGATCCCGTGGATTTCAAGTTCAACAACGTATCGTGTTTCGGTTTTGCCGTCTCGGGTGATCTTCTCAGTGCGTTCCATCACCTTTTTGTAATAGATCGTCGCTTCTCCGTTTTGCGGAAGAGCTTTTAGCTCGTTTTTTCCGCTAAAATAAAGTGTCGGATAGTGAACCTTTTCAGCTATTGGATCTGAAAATGTCATTTCAAGAGGTTTAAGCGACTCTCCAAGGTCGATATACTTGCTACTGTCGTTGTTTTTCATTATGAAAAAATTATTTGAGCGTTTGATGTTAGAGTATGCACGGTGTTTGAATTGAATGATGTGGTCGATCCAGTACCAGACTGAATCGTGCCGCGACTTACGCCAGCATACCAAATTAATACAACTCCAGTGCCTCCAGTTGATGGAGTATTAAAGCCGACAAAGGTTTGTCCGCCTTGTCCTCCACCACCCCCTCCTGTGTTTACAGTCCCATTGGCTGGATATGAACCGCCTCCAGCTCCGCCGCCGCCAGCTCCTCCAGCTCCTCCTACAGTTGATCCATCTCCATATCCAATACCACCACCTCCACCACCTCCGAATGTTTGATATGGCATACCTCCTATGTACACTTGGAGGCCATTTCCACCGCCATTTGCACGCGGCGGCGTGGCGGGATCTGGAGCATTTGCTCCAGCCCCTCCACCGCCGCCGCCCCAACTTGAAAGTCCTGGATTTGGATCATAAATAATGCCACGGGATGACGCTCCGTTAAATCCATATGGAGCAATGCCTGTTCCGCCAGCCCTATCTGCTCCTCCACCTGCCGCAAGCCCTCCACCACCACCGCATCCACCATTACTTCCAACTAAATTAGCATCTCCACCGTTTCCTCCTCCTGCGACTGTAAATCCAAAAATGCTTGAATTTCCTGCTATTGTGCTAACAAGTCCTCCCGTGCCAACAACTGCGGCGTATGGAGTTGATAGCAAAACTTGAAATGTAGATATCAAGACGCCACCACCACCACCGCCGCCGCCTGCTCCAGTTCCAGTATTTCCCCTACCTCCACCGCCGCCACCACCAACAATAGCAAAGTTTACCCAAGGAAACGGAAGCACTCTTCTGGATGTGCGTAAAATACCAGAGGCAAACATATTAATAGGTGAAGTTCTGAATGTAATTTCCAAACCACTTAGTTCCATCCGAGAAGAATGAAAATACATCCATTCGTCCAAGTGTGGCAGTTACGGTTGGAGCAGTTGCGTTGACCCAGTTTACTGCTGTAAATACAGCAGTAGTTGCTGCTCCAGATGCTGGCTGCTTTAAATACACAACAAATGACTTATTTGCAGATGCGGTTGGCATCGTAAATGTACATGGAGTGGCACTTGCAAGAGTTAGAACAAATACAGTCGAAGTCGTTATTGAAAGTGTGAAGGTGCTTGCTAGTGGCCCAGCAACAGTAACTCCTTCGCTATACCCATTAATTGTGGGAGTTGTAAGCGTTGGCGTTACAATTGCTGGGGATGTCGAAAATACAATTGTGCCAGTGCCAGTTTCATCAGTTACGGCTGAGATTAAATTTGCACTAGTTGGCGTCTGAAGAAATGCAGATACGTTAGCGCCAAGTGATCCCACTTGAGTTACATTAATGCCTGTAATTTGAGCAGACGTTAGTCCAGTGCCTACTTGAGATGCTGATATGCCATTAATTTGAGCGGACGTAAGACCTGCCAACACCTGACTAGCGCCAATGGATATCACCTGATTGGTCGCGCCAGTAATGATACCACTTGCATTAATAGTTATCGTTGGATGCGTCCCAGCAGATCCATATGTTGCAGCCGCCACACCAGAAGCCGGAATAGCAGATGCAGGAATTCCGCTAATCTGCGCGGACGTTAGTCCAGTGCCTACTTGTGCCGCAGACAAACCAGTAATCTGAGCAGACGTTAGTCCAGTACCTACTTGAGATGCTGAAATGCCGCTAATTTGCGCCGATGTAATTGCAATTGACTGTACAGAAGCTCCAGTTAAGCGGCCTTTTGTATCGACGGTTATTACTGGCCATTGAGTTGGGCTTCCAAATGTTCCCGCAGCAACTCCTGTAGTTGAAAGCGCAAGAATTGACGCCGTCGATATTGAGACATCTGACCCTGAAGACGCCAATTTAAATCCACCAATCAAAGACGTTGTTGCGGTGCTAACTGCTGTATTAGTCCAAGCAACAGCACCACCACCAAGCGAAGTCAAAAACTGACCAGCAATGCCTGGAGGCCAAGCGCCTGGGTTTGTGTTTTGAAGCACTCTTAAAAAGTAGCACATCAGACCTTCGCCTTCGTTCCTTGTGTATCCCCATATCGAAGCAGTTGAATTGGGATCACATGGAATCGTCCATTGAACTCTCCCGCTTAAAACAGTTTTTGTGATCAGACCGTATAGTGCGTAAGTCAAATTGTTGATCAGTGATGGCACTGACTCTGCCGAAACGCTCGGATAAGGCGTGTCAGCGTTGCAAATGTGGCAATTTTCCGTGTCCATAAGTTAAGCAATTGCTGCGTGAAAGAAGTCTGCTTCTGCGTCTCTTCTGTTTCTGAGCCCCTTTGAGTCGGGCCAAAGTCGTTTTTGTTCGCGAAGCAGGCCGACGATAGCAGGCAAATCGTTTTTCTTCAACGCGGTTTGAATGTCCGCCATTTCTTTTCTGCGCTCGCCATTAAGCGAGCTGCCTCGGTTAAAAACAAGCGAGAGCAGGGCACAGGCGGCGTCAGGATCGATCGTGGCAGCTTCTGGGTATATACGCACCATCTGCGCGTAAAACCTCGGAACAGTGCATTTATTAAACACAGCCACGGCTGATTCCCAAGGAACCTCGATGTGGCTCAGTCCTTTTGCCAGCTCGTTAGCTGGAGCCCCTTTGATCCCGCACACCTGTTTTAAGTCTTCAATGTGGTCGCCATCGAGATTTCCATCCCAGTCTTCACAAAGCTGACTGACCGTGTTGTAGCCAAGATCGTATCCAGCGCCAATGGTGACGCCGGACGACGCCCCTGGCCATGATGGACGTTTGAGCTTTTTGTTGTAGTACGCTTCGCCACCCGTTTCGGCGTCGATGATAAACTTGAGACCTTTTTCTGAGACGTTCATTTGCGAAGCATTTTTGCAATTTTTAGTACCGTATACACGCACACGGCTGCGGCAGAGCAGATCCTCAAGATTTGTTCAGCTTCCGAAAGCGAAATGGCAAGCCCAACAAAATTAATGCCGACAACACTTACGATGTCCTTTATATCGTCAAACACGTTTTGGTCTTCCATTTGAGGGCTTCTTTGAAGCTACAGAAGCCTTTGGGGCCGTCTGGCGCTTTGGTTTCTTTGACATCCCGTAAAAAAACGAGATCCACACAAAGTTCATTGAAACACCTATATTCAAAAGGCATTCGGTAATTGGAGGAACCTCATGCACCAGTATGTTTGCGACACTGCCGCACACCGTGATTGAGGTTGCCAGCTTACACAGCACAGCCGCATACGGACGCTTGTAAATATCCGAATCTTCGTGCCCAAACACTTTGAGCAGAAGATGGATTGCAGACGCCGCCAGAACCGTGTTAGCGGCGACGTTTAGCAGTACGAGTAGGTGTGTGTTGCTCATTTTGTTGAGGCATGATCTTTTGGCTCAAGGTCTCTACCGCTCTCAATCCGCAAAACCCCAGCAAAAACGCCGCAGCATAACCAAAGCTCGGCTCAGTATTGTCTATGTGCCCAAGTTTTAGAATCAGTGGCGTCACATAATTTGCACTAGCAGCGCCACCGACCAAAGATGCAATCGTTCTCGGGATGTTTTCACCAGATCGCTTGGTGCTGGTAAGCACGCTCCCAAAAAGCCCAGCAATGGCCAGTGAAACGTCAATCCCAAGCTCTTTTAAGTTCATCTGTGGTCGCTTTGTTTCTTGGCGGCAATAGCATTCAGATAATCCATCTCCAGCTTTTGATAGCGAGCTTCTGAATGCCATTTTTCGTTGTTTTGAGCCGTGTATTGCTGGCCTTGCTTTAAATCAAGAATTCCGTTCGGCGGATACAAGCACCGCGCTGGAACGGGCAAATCTTTCGCGCAGGCGGTCAGCAACAGCATCGTTGCCATCAGCCCGAGCTTTGAGAATTTGATTTTCGATGTCATCGCAATAATTGGCAATGTCGCGCTCAAGTTCCCAAGAGGCTCGTTTGGCTTTGATTTCGAGCCACGCTTTAAGGATTTGCAGGAGCGTCAGAAGCATCTTTTCCCTTCTCCTTTCGGAAGAAGTTTACAAGTCCGATCGCAGATAGCCCGACTGACAAAATTGCTTCTTGAAGCTCGGGATGCAGTTTGACTCCCAAGGCCATCAGAAGTGCAAAAAGTCCGCGCCAAGAAGATGGCTCTTTAAGTCTTTCAAGTAGGTATTTCATGTTGTTTTTTATTTGTATTTGCTTCCGCAATTCCAGCGCCGAAGACTTGCAGCCTTTCGTGTTGGTCTTCCTTGTTCATCTTTCATTGGCCCTTTCATTCCGCTCATGCGAGCGCAGAATGACTTTTTGCGGCCAGCGTCAGCTTTTGTTTTTGGGTTCGGTGCCGGAGCTTTGAGATTGCTTCCGGTGGCTCGGTTGTAAGCAGCGCGGCCTTTTGCTGTCAGGCCAGCGCCTTTTGAAACAGGCAGCTTTTCGCCGTCTCCGACCGACAATGATGGTGCTTTTTTAGGCATATTATTCTTCAGGTGGCCTGCTGTAGCTTCCGTCTGAATTGCGAGTTCCGCCAATGTATGCAGTCTCTAGCTCAGACAAAAATATTACATCAACATTAACAGAAGGAACCCATTCACTGACTCCGTCCCATGTAATAATGTTTTCAACAATATTGGTTTCTTTGTTAACGAGTGCGTAATTCATTTAATTAAAGTACGTTGTTATAACCGCATAGCCACCTCCACCTGCGCCACCCGCTCCACTTGCTGCCCCATTTAAACAAGCTCCACCACCGCCACCGCCTGCTCCCATTCCTCCAATTCCACCAGCGCCTCCAGCACCTGCAATATTAGATCCTCCACCAGCTCCTCCGCCAGCACCAATAATTCCAATTCCCGCGTTTGTGACATTGGTAGTTCCAATCCCTCCAGTCCCTCCACCTGCTGTGCCTGCTGTTGCGCCAGTAATGTTTAATGGCAAAAATCTACTCCCTACTCCACCCGCTACATTTGCTGGTGTAATTGCAATTCCTCCACCAGAAGCTCCACTTCCGTTTGCCTGTCCGCAGGTCGATGTTGTATTTGCAGGAACACCTCCAACCCCTGCTCCGCCTGTTGTGGATGCAGCAGAACCTGAATTTCCATTAAATCCTCCGGCACCTCCAGCGCCTGCAACTGTGGCACCTTGCGTTCCGCCGCCACCAGCGGCTCCGCCGAATGCAGTAAGCCTTGATCCAAAAGTTGTTGTTCCACCTGCCCCGCCCGCGCCACCATTTGTGCTATCAGTAGCGGCACTTGCGCCTCCCACACCAGCAGATCCAATAGTTATCGTTTCTGTTGTTCCTAATAAAGATGCATCAAAAGTTACGTCAACAAAACTACCACTTCCACCACCTCCTCCGCCTGCTCCTAAAGTTCCAGAAGCAGTTCTGGCTCCGCCTCCTCCGCCTCCTCCGCCGCCCCAAAGTTGAACGCGAACACGTTTTGCATTTGTGGGTTTTGTCCAAGTGCCACTTGACCCAAATGAGTTTACACTCATTTGAAGTGGATTGATAACACTTACAACTCCAGAGGGAGTTCTTCCCAATAAATTTGTGCCATCGCTCCACATTTGGAACATGGAGGCTGGACTTGTTGATGGAGCAGATCCACTTGCAATTGCAAGAACTCTTGATGCACCTGCTCCAAAACTTTGCGAACCAATGCCTACATTGCCGGAAGTGTCAATGCGTACTTTTTCGGTGTTGTTTGTGTGAAGACCAATTGAAAGAGCATTGGTTGATCCAATGTCTACAGAACTGCTCGATGTAACAACGTCAAATTTAAAAGTTCCTGCGGCTCCTACAATCGATAACGGGTAAGATCCAGATGTACTTCCAATTGTAACTCTTCCACTTGCATCAATTACAAATGGGCTTGTATCGCCAGAAGTATCATTAACTACAAGCGCATTTCCAGTTCCATTTTGAGTAATTGTTAGCGCATTAGATGTGCTGTCAACAATTGCCGATACAGGGTAAGTAATGGAAGCAATCTGCTGAGTAGCCAGTGCCTGTACGTCAGCCGAAGTTAGCCCAGCAGAAATATTAACATTTGACGCAGCAGTCAGCCTGCCTTGCGCGTCTACTGTAAGTGCGGCAATCTGCGTAGAAGACCCATAAGATCCAGCAGTTACTGCTGTGTCGGCCAAAGACAAAGTTCTGTCTGCTGTCAAATCCCCGCCACCAGACAATCCTGTTCCGGCAGAAACAGTCCTTGCTGTAGACACGCCGCCAAGGTTGGTTAGCGAAGTGGACGCGCTGGCAACATCAGACAAGTTGTTTGCAGACAGAAGTGTTCCAGCGGTGTTGGTCAAGCCGCCAACATTGATCGTCCACTGCGTGTAGGGGCCAGGGCTAGTCTGGCTGTGCTGCACAATATCTACAACAAGTGTGGTTCCAGAGTAGCTGGTCACACTGCCGTGCATGTGGTTTGCCGCATCATAGACAATGGTTATGTCTTGAGTTGGCGTGTACGAAAGGCCGGACGCTACAGTAAACGTCTTTGTGCCGTTGGTAATCGTGTTTGAGGTTGTCGAGGTAGTTAAGTACCTGTCTCCAGAATTAGACAACACAAACGCCGTGGATGCAATCTGAGTGCTGTTAGTGCCAGCGGAGGCTGTAGGTGTAGTTGGCGTGCCAGTAAAGGCAGGAGAGGCTAGCGGAGCAGCGCCAAGCGCAACCAGCGCACTTACAGCGTCTGTTGAGCCTGTTCCGCCGCTCCCGATAGCAATGATAGCACTTGTAGCAAACGCACCAATCGACACAGGCGTGATTGTTGCAATCTGAGCTGACGCGAGAGCTTGAACTTGTGCGCTATTCGTAAATCCAGACAACGCCACGGTTGTAATGCCACCGAGATTTGCAAGAGCAGAAACCGCGTCAGTTGCGCCAGTTCCGCCGCTTGCTACGTTCAGCGTCCCACCAATCGTTATGGTTCCAGACGACGTAATTGGATTGGTTCCGCTTGTGGTAAGTCCAGTGCCAGTTGTGCTGACTCCAACACTTGTGACTGTTCCAGATCCAGAGGTGGCTGTCGGCGTCCATGCAGTGCCATCCCAGACCAGCGCCTCACCGGAAGCTGGAGTGGCCATTGCTACATTTCTTCCCTGTATTTGAATCGCACTTCCGGCAACAAGCACCCAAGGATATCCACTGGCTGGCGGATTGCCAGTGTTGTTGCTTTGAATTGAAACGTAAGTATTTGAAGTTCCGCTTGTGGTTACAACATCGCCTGCCGAATATGTTTTTAAGGAGTTCCAAATTTGTCCTGCGCCTAGTCCAGTGCCAAGTGCTGCAATTTGCTCGGTAACTAACGCATTAACCTGTGCGCTATCCAGCCCTCCTCCACCCGCAACTTCTGGAGATACAGTTATGGTGATGTCGTAAGATCCACTTCCGACTGCGTTTGTGACATTTATAACAAGCAAGCTGCCACTATATGAAGCAATCGAACCAGTCATGTAGTTCGAGTCGTTTGCATAAAGCAAAACCGATTGTTTTGGAATAAACGAAAGTCCAGATCCAGTAATGTACTTAGTGCCAACAGAAATTTCTTGAGACTGTCCAACAGGGCTAAATTTAAACAACGAACTGTTTTGTGCAACAAACGCAGTTGTAGCTAAAAATGTATCATTGCTTCCGGCAGGTCTTGTTGGCCCCTTTGGCCCATACCCAGTAAATACTGGATCTGAAATTGGCGCTCCTCCAATGGCTTCCAAAGTGTTTGAAGGAAGCTGTGCTGACGTAATGCTTACTTCACCTGGCACCCAAATGTCGTATCCAGATTGAAACTTTAAAATTTGCCCGTTTTGTGGAACATTTGAAGATAACCCGTAGCCTCTTAAAGAAAGAGCATTTGCATCTGCTAATTTCCAATAATTAGTATCATACAATGGAAAATTAACATTATTATCAACAATGGAAACGTAAACATTGGAAGACCCTTCAAGTGACACTACATCGCCAATCATGTACGTCTTTGATGCAACGTACTTTTGCCCTGCACCAAGTCCCGTTCCGAGTGCAGCAATCTGCGCGGACGTTAACGCC